GGCATGGGCTACTGACGGAAGCTGGCCAAAGATAAAAAGAAACGCAAGGGCTAATTGAAGGTAACGTCTAAGCATATCTCCACATCCTTAAATGAGGTTACGGAATCAACATTTACCGAGAATACATCACCAGCCGAAAATGCGGTGTCCCAACTTGTTAAGGTCGTCGAAGTGTTTTTTGTGCCAGACGCCGCGATACTTGGTTTTGTTCCGGCATTTACCATCGTATCAGCTACGGTTGGCGGATAATTAGCGTAACTATCCATCCAAACATCAACCGTGATTGCTCCTGACGTGTCGTCCAGAGAGAGAATTGTCCAACCTGTTATCGTTCCACCGCGCTTAACTTCGCGCCGCGCCGACTTTTTCTCTCCGGTCGTTATGACATTCGTTCCATCGCCAAAATGAAAACATATCCCGCCCGCAGTCGAAGGAAGAGCCGTGCAAGATTCCGAAGCTCCTGACGCATCAACTCCGAGCGGATAGCTTCCAGCGGAGCAATTTGAGCCATTGGCCGCTAAAGCCACGGCGGTATCTGCATCAATGACGTTATTGGCCGCCGCAAGAGTCTTGTTTGTTAATGTCTCTGTTCCTGCGAGCGTTGCCATTGTTCCATCAAAATTCGGGAAAGTGTATGTCCGATTCCCCGTGAGATTTGATGTGACGAGCGCCCCATAGTTTGAATCCCCGTCGTAAAGACGCACATAAGTCCCACCGTCTGACGTGCCATCATAGCAAGCGCCAGATAAACAGTCGCCAGCGGATTCAACGTCACCAGTCCCACCGCCACCACCGCCAGCGATAGAACATGTCGAGTCTCCGTTATCCGTGACAGAGCCATTTGCGAACTTAAGTGTCCGGCACACCTGAATGCTAGGACTGCCATCTTCCTCAGCGATTGTTGGTATGATGTCAGGCTTGCCCGTATAGGGGTTATTTACCTGACCAGCGAAAGAATTATCACAAAACAGGGCAAGTGATAATAAAAGAATTGGGATTATCTTTTTCATTAAGCATACCCCACAGTTGCCCTCTCGTCCCATGCCACACGAAGAGCAGTTTGTTTTAAAGTCTCAAGATTCGAGGCGTTATATGTGAACTTAAAAATCGTCCACACTGTTGCAGACGTTGCAAAGCCATACGGCGCAAACCCGATGTAAAGCGGAAGATTTTCTGCATTGTATTCAGTCCGTCTTTGAAGGGGACTTGGAGCCTCAGTGATTGTTGTTGAATTTACAATGTCTTGTGCTGAAGGTGTCGCGGCCATACTGTCCCCCTATTTTGATAATTCTTTTTCAATGATTTTTATGTTCTCTTCACGGACTTGCAATGCTTCATCACGCCTATCTTGTGCGTCGCTTCGCAAGGACAGTCTTTTTTTCTCAGCAAGATTATTGACAGCATCCGTATTATTTTTCTCTTCACGTTTTTTAGACTCAGCCTCCATTGCCTCGGCCTTTGTAAGAATTTCGTTGGCCTTCTTGATGCTGGCAATGACTTTGTTGGCTTCCGAGATTTTATCCGAAAGAGATTTTGTCTGTTCTTTAACCTTAGCGATTTCCGCTTTTAATGCCTCGCCAAGCTCTTGGTTATCTTTGGCTGACTTGGCGACTGCGGCCTTTGATTTCTCAATATCGTCGAGAGCCTTGATTCTTTCAGCCCTAAATGCTTCCGCAATCTTTTGATTATTTGATTTCTCGGCGTTCACAGATTCAATCGAGGAGTTTAATTCAGAGAGTTTTGTATCTGCATCTTTAATCTTAGCAGAGAGAATTTTATTTAATTCTTCCGCATCTTTCCGCGCTTTGGATAAGTCCCGGAGCTTCGCATCGTGCTCATTCTGAAGCGCTGTCCTCATAGCCTCATATTCAGCCAAGAAGGATATTTTTTCAAGGCGATATTGCTCTTGCTTCTGAAGAATGGCGGCATCGAGCTTCTGACTTTCAGCTCTTAATTCATCGACTTTCTTTTGCAGTTTTGGAATGGAGGCATCAATCTCTGCGACAGTCTTTCTTGCTAAGTCAGCAAGCTCGCTTCGCTTATCGCGCAGTTGCTTAATGACATTATTAAGAGCAACCTGATAAGTGTTGATTTTCTGGTCAATTTCCAACATAAATCCTCCTGCAATTATTTCTGACACTTACAAAGCCGCGCTTCACGAATATTCAAAGCCTCGTCTCTTTGATTTTGGGCTTCTTCACGCATATTTAAAGCATTGCGCCTTGCTTCCAAATCAATTTTGACAGCTTCATTCCCGGCGGAGACAATTTCATTTTTCTCGTCGATGTCGTTCTTATACTGGTCGAGCTCTGCCTTGCGGGCCTCAAGGTCTTTTTCTGTGATTTCTATGGTCATTATTTTTTTATTCTTTCGGGACGCTTATAATTATACTTACGCAACATCCGTTCCAATTCTTTTTCTCTAATTTTATTCAATAGTTTTTTCTTTTGCTCGTCGGGAGCGTCTTTATATTCGCGTGAATTTATGAGCCTGTCTGCATTTTTCCCGTATTCTTTCCCGAAGTCGCTCAATGCTTGATTATATTTCTCGGGAGATATTTGTTCTTTCAATTCTTTAACTCGCCCAGAGCCTTTCTTAATTTCCGATATTGTTGGCCCCTCTTGGACAGAATAAAGTCGTTCGACTTCATTAACAAGCGCAGAATCGCTTGCGGTCTTTACACGGCCACCAAAAAGAAGCGTTGACATCAAGCCCTCACCTTTAATATCTTCTCCGGTGACTATGTTTGTCTTTCTCGGCAAAGTTTGTCGAACACCGGGAATCCCGGACTTTAATTTTGAGAGCGTTTCTCCTCCGGTTTCTCGTTCATAAGGGTCAATGCCGCGCCCGAAGTCGTTAGCGATAGCTGGAATGGTTCTGGCGCGAATATAGCCAACTGCCTCATCGGTTAAGCCTTCAGCAACGTCTCCAACATCGCCTTTTCTAAGTGCCGCTGTAATGTCACCAACTAATCCGGCAAATTCTTTTAGCCCCGGCAACTTTATTGCTTGTGAACCTGCACCCTTAACGTATTGGGCAATTTTCTCCGGCAGATTATTCCCGTATTTTCTGGCATACATAATCCCAACAAATGACGATGCCAATGGGCCAAGATAATCGAGCGAAATATATTTATTTCCAACCTTGACTGAGTTATAAGGCGCATTTTTGGCTTTGGCCAAATCTCTTTCTTTTTGTGATAAAATGTCATACTCCCCTACAAAATCATCCGGGTCAAAAGCGTATGCCAGAACCACAGCTAAGGTCATGCCAAGTCCACTTTTAATAAAAAGATTGACGGCTTCCCTCATGGGCTGGCCGTTACCTTCTTTCATTTCTTTAATTGCTTCTGGGAGCTTAAAGAATCCACGAAAAGCGCCAACGCCAGCGGCATCTATGCCAGCCTGAACCACGTTAGCCGGAGTTTTAACGAATGGCATTAACTGGTCGCCGAGACGAATATCCCCGGTAAAATTATTTAAGGCAGTCCGAATCCCCATTGCAAGGTCACTAAAAGCACCCTTGTTCGTATAGGTCGAGTATTGTGCATCAGCAATGGCCTGAGAGCGAACAATTTCTCCCTCAACTGTATCGGGAGAAATCTTTACCGCATCCTTAAAATAAGCCAGTGCCTTTTCCTTGTTCCCTTTGGCAAGTCTCGTCGATGCAAGGTTAGCGGAATCCGCGAAAGCGACAGAAGAGAAAGCCACGTCTGGCACACCCATGAGTTGCTTAAAAACAATGTCTTCATACCACTGGCCGAGCTTCCTTATAGCTCCCGGCCCCTGTGTTGTCGTAGCCTCTTCACCAAGTCTCCGTTGCCCGACTTCGATTGTTTCCATGCGACTAATATCGTAACCAGACTTTTGATAAATCTCATTAACTTTTTTTACATAATTTAGAGCAAATTCTGGGTTTGCTCCTTTATAAGAATTGTTTGATAAGCGGCGCTCAAATGCCTGCACAATTCCCATCGAAGTATTACTGATAATGTTTGTTAGGGGAGATTTAATGGACGCGAGCATGGCGCCTCGCCCAGCTACCGAAGTTAAAACTTTCAAATTGGATGACGGGACGAGCGATGCTATATAATTATCAATATCTCGACGAGCTTCCCAATATTTAACATCTGGCAAACCAAATTCATCTTTCTTATTATAAAGTTTATCGAGATTTTCTGTCTTTTGAGATATTGTTTTTAATTCCTCGACGGAAACATTGGCCCCCATTTTATCTGAAATGAGGTCGGACAGATAGCTGTCGGCATTTGCATTATTTAAAACCCCAAGCTCATCTAGCTCGTTGATTCTATCAACAACGCTTTGATAATTCTTAGATTCTCTCTGCTTTGGCTTGAAAGTTTTCTCGGCCCATGCTTTAAGTGCACCCTTTTGCTTTGAAATTATCGCCTTCTCAAATGAGGCGTTGATTTCCTGAGCCAGCTCTTTGGAAGTGAACCCTTCAAATATAGCCCGGCGCTGTTCTGACGTGGAAGAATACAAATCAGCGATATTGATTTCGCCGCTTTTGATGGCTTCCTTCATCTTCTGGGCCGTAGAATTTAAAATGCACTTTGCCATTTTTTCCCCTTAACAGATAAGCGAATCAATGATTTTTTGAGCTTCTTCAATATCCAGCTTTTTGCTATCAACAATTTCTTTCTTTAATGTTGACGTATCAGCTTTAATTTTCTTGTATGCTTTCTTTGCCGGAGCATTTTCTTTGCCCTTAATATCAAAGAGTTTCTTTCCAGCTAAAGCCGTTCTTGCCTCAATGACTTGCCTTGCAAAATATAGCGGATGATTCTGATTAACTGCCGCCGCTTTTTCTAAAACAATTTCCTGACCGCGTGTCGTTTGCCGCAGGCTACGAGAACGGTAAGAACGCCCAAATTCTTTGATATTTCCATCCTGAAACATCTTTTCATTGTAAGCAATCGAAATCGCTGATTCGCGCAAACCTGCCGGAGCTGGCTCCATGCCATAAGCAATCTTTTTCGCTAAAGCTAAGTTTTCTTCAACAAATTTAAAAGCTCTCGCCATTTGGTCAGCCAAGTTTATTGTTGTGTATGACGCCTCTGGCTGTTCTTTTAATTCTTCGATGTATCGTTCTAAAGCTCGCTGATAGCTTGCGCTTTTCTCTTTGCTTCCTGTCGGGGCAACATTCTTTGGGGCTCCAACCTCTTTAGCCTTTGCCAGTCCCTGTAAAGCCTCCCGATACTTCTGGGCCTGCTGACCAACATTCATAAGCTCGATGTCTTGCTCGTCAGTGCGATTTTCAATCTTGCGCAATTCTTCACCGCGAGCCAAGAACTTTTTCTGTTCTTTCTCAAGCGCTTCTTTTAACTCTGGGACATCCTTATATTTTTCTCCAAAAGCATCGATTTCTTTATCCCCGGTGAATTGGCTTGTCGCTTTAACCTCAGTCATCGCCGCATCGCGGGCGTTGATGTCTTTAAGTGAAATCGGCTTTGTTCTGCCGCCAGCGGCCTCAAATTCTTGAATAGATTTTTTTACACTTTCATCACTCAATTCAGAAAAATTAAGTTGCTTCGTTCCTCCGCCGGGAGTATTGAAATTGATAACAGGGTCTTTGGCGTCATAATTTATCTCTCCGGGCTTCGACACAGCAACAAATTTTCCTCCTGCATTCTCAACAATTTCTTTTGCATTCTTCTCAATTAAAGAATCAACACGCTCAATGTCGGCGGATTTTCCAGATTTGATTGCATAATTACGCGAGACAATCAATTGCTTCATGGTTGCTGATTTGCTAATAGCTTTTTCAGTCGCGTCGATTTCTGACGGTTTCGCTGTTCTGGCGGCCTGCTCTTGGCTTGACAGAATACTTGGAGACGTAAAACGCCATGCCGGGATAGCCAACTCAAGAGATTTAAGCAACATCGTTCTATATTCTTGCGAGCTGTAAGTTTTCTTCATGCTCTCCGTCGCCATTGCACTGATTTTCTGCGATAATGCCGCCGCTTCCGCTTTTGGCATCCCGTCCTGCATAAGATACTCAAAGACCGCCCTATCAATATTCTTTGTTGCTTCAACCTTTGAATCGAAATTGCTAAAGCCGTTAATTATTTCAAGGTTGCTCGCAATCGCAGAATTTAACGCGACCTCTTTTGAATTTCCGCCGTTTGAAATTGTCTCAACACCAGCCATTGCCCCTGCAACAACGCCCTTCTTAACAGCAATTTGCTCGGCCAGTTTTTGCGCTTCTTTATCGGCCGGGGTATTTATTTCAATCGGCTTGCCGGACTTATCGCGAACAATGTTATCTTTTGGCCCGTCACCCGGAGGGAATTTAGCTCTATTCCCGCCACTTTCTTCACCCTGCACATCAGAGACACTCATCGCTACACCTAATCCGCCACCAACAATAGCTCCAATTATGGTTGAATCCCGCACATCGCGTCCTGCTGGGTCGCCGATTGAAATATTGCCAGCAACCTGTTGCAATCCTTCTTGTGCACCCTCAGAAGCGGATGGCTTTAATCCGCGTGCCGCAATGGCCTTTGCAATGCGGTCAAACGTCCATTTTTTAGCGACTTCTTTAGCGGCCTTGCCTTGAGGAGTAAATAGCCCGCCAAAGAGATTTGTCCCAACCAACAATGGCATGTTTAGCCAAAATGTTGCTCCGCCAATATTGCGGGCTTCTTCCTCGGTCATGCCACGACGCAACGCCTCTTCGTAATTTCCACCACCCTCAACGGCTGACTCAAGAACAGATGATGTCCCAACACCTAAGGCGGCGGCAATAATTGGCGCGGCTTTAACCAAAGTTACACCTTTTGCGACGGCAAGGCCCGGAACGAAGAACGATAAAGAGGAGCTCGCCCCTTGTCCCAACTTATCCCAAAAATTCGGGTCTTTAACTTCAAATGTTTTTCGCATCTTCTTGGCTTCTTTGCCAACAGCATCCCCAAAATTCTTTAAGCCAACCATCTTCGCGGCCCCGCCGACACCTTCGACAACTCCCGCTTGGCCAAGTCCGATATTCTTAACAACGCGATTATCAGAGAATCTTTGAAGTCCATTAAAAAGTGTGTTCATCGTCGGAGTAGTTAATAATCTTTCACTGAAAGACAAATATTCTTTCGGGTCTGTTCCACCATCAAAAATAACATCCTCCTGTTGAATAGGACGTTCATTCTGCGAGAATGTGGCTTTTGAGATAGCGATGTCCGCTGATTCCTGCGGACTCTTTCCGGCATTCATCCCAGCCAGATAATCTTTAGCAATTTGTGATTTGTATGTGACGGGGATGCCAGCCTCAACACTCCAATCATAAATTCTTTTATAATTGTCTCGATAAGCATTGACTTTGTCTTCGCCGTGTTTTTGCGCGGCCTGAAAAAGAAGCGTCATGCGCTCTTGATCTAATTTACCGGACGAATATCCTTCAATAACTTCAATGAGATTTCTTTCAAGGTCTTCAGCATTCCCAATTTCAAATATTCCATTTACCCGAGAAACAAATGCCTCGTCGTCAGGCTTTATGTCGTAAGAACTAATCGGCTTTTCGATTGCCCGAATAGCCGCCGCCGCAGATTCATTGCTGATTTCTCCGGCATTTGCCATGCGGTTAATCTCTTTGACATTAAATACATTAAATTTCCCTTCTGAAACTTCAGTTAAGATTTTCGCACTGTTGATATTGCTTGTCTGTTTTGCGTTCTCCTGCGCGGCCTTAATAAGTTTTTTGGAAGATTCTTTAATGTTCTCGCCGATGCTCTTATAATCCACGGGGTCTAATTTGTCTTGTATGCCATTTAAAAGCAACATAGACTTTGCACCTGTTATATCAGAATCCAATGCAGAAATAATTGATGTTTCAGCTAGCTTGCTGACAGTCTTTTTGATATTAAGTGCGCCCGTCTCCTTATCAAACCCACTGGCCATATTGAGCTCAGCCTGAGTGGATGCGATATTATCAACGGCCAGCGATAATGAAATGGGGTCTTGCGCGACACTCGCGTCTCGCAACTTCTGAGAAATGTTCGATTCAATTCTTGAAATATTCCCGGCGCGTTCCTGCTTAGCCTCGTTACCGATGACATTATCCCGCATTGTGAAATAGTGATTGTTCAGAGAGTTGACGAGTTTATCGCGGGACTCTTGGTCTTGGAAGTTTTTAAGGACTTCGTTGAGCTGGGTGTTGTGCCAGCGGTCAAATTCTTCCGTCGAGCCAACAGCAGAGTCAAGCTGACGATTCAGAAGACCAACGGGCCTTTGAAGTTTCTGTCCATTAACTTCGTATTCTTCAGGGTCGTTGCTAAAGACGCGATTTTGCATGGCCAAGCGATAATCCGTATCAGCCTGCGCGATTGCGGAATCATTACGAATCTTTGCCTTGATTTGAGCGTGCTTATTTAACGCCCCGGCAATGTCGGAACCAACTTGTCCCAGATTTTCTTGGGCCTTATAAACTTGCCCTCCGAAAGCGTCGCGGTTTGCGCCGGGACTGCGCGGGACAGGGACATTCGGGGTGTCTAGACTGACTTGAGGCTGATAGACAGGGACTTTCATATTTACATTCTTCCTTCTTTAAAGCCAGTGTTTTTAATGGCTTGCTCAGAGCCCCCAACCTTTGGAGCACCGCCAAACATGCTGGCCGTTGATGCCGCCGTGCTTAGAAGTGTCGTGAAAGCCGCTGTCTTCCCGGCTCTTTTCGCGTTTTTGGCCGCATAACGATACTGCTTGGCCTGTTCTTGCGATTGCCAGTTTTGATTAGCGGCTTGCGTCTGTGTTTCCCATGATTTTACGTCAGCATTGTAACGAATGGCCAGCTCGTCCATGCGCTGTTTGTTAAAAGTATCGCTTGCCACGTCCTCAGCGGTTACGCCTTCAACACCCATCGCGGCCATCGCGGCGCGTTGCGCGGCATTAAACTCTGCGGCCCCGCGCTTAAAGCTCTTGCCCTGTTCTTTGGCGCTGTCTTGAATAAGCTCGCTTTGCTTTTGCCCTGCGGCGAGCGCGGCTTTACCCTCATTCTCGCTCTGGGTTGCCAGATAATTGTTGTATTTACTCTCGGCGACTCCCTGCTTATACTGGTTATAAGCCTGAAATCCGCCGGAAGCGACTGAAAGCCCAACGACTGTTGCTGTGACCGGGTCGCACATGGTTATTTTCTCCCCTCAAAACAAAAATAATGAAATGGTAAGTTTTCGTATCCGTAATTCTCGGGCTCGGATACTGTTGCCCCGAGATATTTAAGCCAGCGGATTGTCTTCTTGTTCCGCGCATCAACAAAGTTATAAAGATATGGGTAATATTGATAAAACAAATTGATGACCGCCTTGCAATTTCTCAGAAACTTCGTGCGCATATTATACAATGCCGGAGAGGCCAGCATCCAAACTATCGCTTCATTTTGGAATGCACTTTGCGGGCTGACTCCGAACATGGCGACGGGCTGGCCCTTATCTTCGAGCGTCAAGCACACAATCGAATCATTCAAAGATATTTTAAGCGCCTCCTCAGGCGTGTGATGATTTGATGCCCAAATCTCCGCGACATCCTGCTCACGCAATTTATCTTTAAGAAAATCAACGTCCTCATCTTTTGAGATTCTGACAACTGCACCGTCTTTAATATCGAGCATGATTATATCTTCCATTTTTTACCTTATCGTCGGAGAAGGTATTGTTGCTTCCGGGATGACCGCAAGAATTGTGACAGGAAGCGGGTCTGACTGACGATAGAACACGCGCCCGCCGCCCTCATATCCTGCCCCCAGAGGCAATCTCACGTCCACGTTAAACAATCTGTTGTTTTCTGCGCCGACAACATCGTCAATTTCAATAGCACTTGCTAAAGATGCGGTTGTAAAAGCATCATAAAGCGTGTCTTCATTGGGCCCGATAAATCCTCCGCGAGTGTTCAAAAGACGGAATGTGACGTTGCTGATTTTAACCTTGCGCCCCTGCGTTGTTCCGTCTCGCAAACCAACCTCGATATTAAGCGTCTCAAAATCGCTTTCATAAGGAAGGCCGACATGGACATAAGCCGAGGTGCTGTTGATTGAAATTTCACCACCTGAGACAACTTGCTGGTCAAGAACTTCGCCATCACCAAGAATTGAAACGGTTTGTCCCTCCAAATGGTCAAGCCCGGTGAATCCGTCAAAGCCCTCGCGAATTTGACCGCCGCTTATGTATTCAGAATAACCCGTTCCGTCAATCGGGTCGCCGCCCAAATCAACGATTTGGAATGTGTCAGGGTCAACTGAGCCTTTTGTCCAAATGACTTGGTCAATCCATGCACTTGGCCCCTGATGGAGGGCACTCAGCGCATTAACCCAGCGAGCGCCGATACGCACATCTTTTGTCGTGTTAGCAATAACATCTGTCCCGATAGCGAAGGTTTCAACCAAAACATCATCAATATACAGATATAAATTTGTATCTCGACGAGAATAATGAATCTTTCTAAAGACCGTGTTTGACCAATCAGGGAAATCAGCCTGCAAGATTGTGTGATTAAAATTAGATGTCGAACCAACCGCGCCAGTTGTGCTGTATTTGAATTGTAAAAGCGCATTGCTCCCAGAGGCAACAATCCCGATACTGAAAGAGATATTCGTGTCGTTGATGCTCCCCTTATTAAAAAACATTGGACTTTCAGCAACCGTCGTTGTTATCAAGGAATCAAACATTCTCACTCGAAACTGCAAATCAAAATCATCACCAGCAACATTGAAAGCGGCATGATGAGGAATCTGTAAGCATGAACCATTCTCAACAAAGCCTAAGCCTTGCGCTGGGCCATAAGCGGATGTGCGTGTCGTGAAATTCTCATACCACCTTGCGCCGATACCAATGCGAAGCTCGTCAATCTTCCCGCCAAATGAAGAAGTGAATGCCTCGCCTATGCGCAGGATATTAAACGAAGCGTAAATACTAACGCCCGTCCAGTCCTCGGAGCCAACAAGGACACCGTTTTTAAACCCATAGAATGTGTTGCCGTATCTGTTAAAGGCCATGTGCAAGCGTGTCCCGGCAGTATATGGAATTTTAACCGTCGAGGTCACGATTGTCGAGCCGTCGGTTGTGTAATTAAACGTTATGTGTGTCGCGTCAGCGGCAATAAACCAACCAATTTCAGTGCCGTCAATCTTTCCGTGCCGGATAATATTCCCGGATGAGTCAACAGTAATCCAGCAGTCAACTGCACCGTCACCAGTCCCAAAGCGCCAAGAAGCGCTACTTGCCGCCTGCAAATAATTCCCGGCAGAGAAAACGCCCCAATGAGTCCCGAATTTCTGACCAACAGTTGAGAATGTAATCCCAGAGTTTGTGATTGAGACAGAATTTTCAGAAGAGTCGGTCACATTGTTGTCCAAATGAAGCAAAAGACGACAGCCAGAATCATTCCCGTTAATATTTTCAAATCGAGCTGAAGCAGAACCGACGGCAGGAGTATCGGTGTCAGTCACAACCGTCCCATAAGTTGATGTGTCAGGCGTGACTGTGTGATTATATGCTGAAGAATCAGAGAAAGTGGAGCCTTCGTCAGCACCGTCCATTGCAAGATGCAGAATTGTCTCTTCTGAGCCGCTACTCAGGACTTTAAACTTCCGATTATTGATTTCGTTCATCCCGGTTACGCAAGAAATCGTGATAACATCGTCCGTGACAAAGCCATGCGCAGTCTTGGTGATGATGATATTGCCATCACCATCAACTGTTATGTCTTCAATGGCAATCGGCTCATTAAATGTGACCACAGAATCCATAAAGACTTGGTTGTAAGAGGAAATTTGCTGTTCACCAGAGCAAGTGCTCGACTCTATACGCAAAACCATACGCTCAATAAAGCGTCCGTTCTCACGATTGACTGCAAACCAGACCTCGTCAAAACCGTTTGAAGGCACAACGCAGAGAGATTCAAACATGTCGCCTGTTGCCTGTCCGGTATCATGCCAATGGAAAGCCACAACCTCTTGGTCGCGCATGTAGGTCATGCCAACGAGCTTCCCGTCATCGCGGAGCATCCAAACAATGCGGTCAGGGTTGCGTTGATAAGCAATATCCGTGATTTCCCACTTATCGAATAAATGCGAAGCCAAAACATTTGCGTCCGAGCCCGTAAAACTGTCATTTGCCAGATTAAAGCCGATATTGCTGATAACGTGGCCATGCTCTTGGACATAAATGGCTTCGTTGCCGATAACGACCGGGTTTATACCATTTGAGCCATTGTATTCTTCAATTTCCTGCGTGAACGTGGTTGGAGTCATAGCAGAGCCAGAGACCGGGCCGACCGACCAAATTGATGCAGAAGTGAAGACCAGCAGTCGCTTGAAGGCCACAAGGCCATTGATTGCGTTTAGCTGGCGGCTAGGCAGGCGTGCGGTGATTCCGTCCGTGTCCAAGAGGGTTGAGTGGCGGAAAAAGCTGTAATAATTGCTGGTCTGCGTCATCCACATCGTCATTGGCTCTGAGTAAGTCCCGGCAAAGACAAGCCTGTCTTGATAGAATCTGCTGACTGCTGGCCAGCCGCGATAATCGCTCCATGAACCCTCAAACCATGAGGACGTGTTTCCGGTTGAGCCAGCATCTTGGAGCATCGTTCCAACAGCAATCTTGGTTGTTGAGACAGAGGTTAGGCGAATGACCCCCTCTTGATAGAACGGGTCTGATGTCAGGTCAATATTTGCCGTCCCAGAGGTATATGCGGTGAAGCTGATGCGAATGAGGAAGGGCACTGGATTCGTTTCAACGTCTTCCGTGCCGGATGTGTTGGCATTAAAGTCATTGACCGAAGTAAACGTCCGAAGCGTTGTCCACGTTGTGCCGCCGTCTGTTGACTTCTGAATCTTAAACGTCCCTGTCCAAGTCCCATGCGAAATGACGCGCCAAGTGGTAAAACACCTAATGGATGACCCATTTGTGACCGAGCCAAAGGCTTGCGACGCAGTCTGGCCCTCAACATAATGCCTGAGCTTAAACAGAGCGCCGACATGGCCATTTGCAAAGATGTCCTGCGCGGCTGTAAGCGTAACCCCTGAGCCAGTGACCGCTGACACGTTCATGGTGAAGGTGTCATCAATGTTTTCAGGCATAAACGGGCCGTCGTCAGCTTCATAGAGGCTGATTCTCCAGTCCGTTTCGCCAAAACGCTGAAGCAGTCTTGGCTGATAATCGGGATGAGTAATAAATATGGTATCGCCAGAAGTCTCAAACCGCAGGCCGTCCAAGTCCGCCACTTGATACGGTGTTGGAACCTCATAAATAGTCTGCTGGGCCCATGTGGCCGGATAAAGGTCTGGCTGGTCGCCAACGGTGTCGTCAATGGCAAAATAAACAGTATTGCCGTTATATGTGACGTAATCCCCGGCAGAATACGAGGTTGCTATGTTCCAAGAGGCGTAATCGCTTGCGGTGACGTTGATTTGAGCGCCAGCCGTAAAGAAACGGATGTATTCATGCCCAACCTCAAGGACATACTTTTGGTCTTGGCTGAAAATGAACTCTTGGACAATGCACTGGTTTTCAGTAAACTTGGCGTCCGCGACATAGCGCGTGCCGGGACGATTAGAAACGCCGCCCGTGGGATGAACGATGAAATTGCGGCAACGTCGAAGTGCGCTCTGATACTTGGTTATATCAACGCGGCTGTATATTGAGGGGCTAACTTCCCCGCTGGCAAATGTTGGCTGAATCGGCCTAATGGTTGACAATCTGATGCCCTCTTATCTGGCGTTAGCGTAACCCGAGCTTTGCGTCGGCTTTTTAGGTTTCTCGTTTCTGCCGATTCTTTTTGCTTCTGAAATCAGGCCAGAATATATTTCCATGAGCTTAACGCCGATGGCCGGGTCTCCCAAGAGGGTGTGCGCCATTTTAGCGGCGAGCTTATATCCAAATGCTTCCTTAAATTTATAATCCCAATCACCGGGGTCAGTGATTAAATAGGTCTCATCAACAATGGCATCCTCAAGGTTTGTGCAAATGCGTTTGGCGCTTGCATTTGGAACATATTTCACCTCAAATGACTGCTCATGCTTATTGTCCAGCGTTCCTTCATTGTAAACATTCCAAACGGCGACCGCTGAAGCCGGATAGGTATAAATAAAATCCCAGCCAGTTACTTCGTTGTCTGTGTCCTCATCTTCAACAAGCGTTTCTTGAGCATTGGCAAAGCCCCACTGATGTTCGCGCAAAACATCAAGTCGTGAGGATGAGAAAAATCTTGAACAAGCAAGCGCGGAAGGATTGTTGGCGGCGGTGTCAACGTCAATATCGTCAATCGGGCCCATACCCAAATGAGCCAGAGCTTCATTGCAAACTGCTGTGACGTTTTCTGTCAATGTTGCCATAATCTCTCCCTTTAACTTTCCACGTGAAAGATTTAACAGGGAGGGCTGATTGCTCAACCCTCCCCATCAAACTATTTCTTCACAGTTCTCTTGCGTCCGACAATAGCAGGAGGCATCTTTTCAAGGCCAGCGGCCATGCCTGTTTTGATTGCCGGGCTTGTCTGATACGATGACAGAGTGTTTAACTCCACTGAAACCGGGGCCATAGGGTCTTTCACCTTCTTGACCTCTCCCTCTTCAATCAAGAGGAAGTGATGCGGCGGCTTCTCGTTATCGTCAAGCTCAACAATCTTTCCAGCCTCCCAATATCGGCGCTGAAAACCGTGACAGTTTCTAATGACTTTGTAACGCTTCATTACAGTTGATACCTCTTATCTTTTAAGAGGGCAATGTCTTTAACGATGAACATGTCATAAACAGCGGCGGTGACGTAATTCGCGCCCGTGTTCGTCGAGACGACCTTGTATCCTCGGAGGTATCGTTTTGCGCCGGGCGGAATGCGGACGGCCCAGAACTTGCCAGCGGTCAACTGCGAGGCAAGATAAGCCGCAGAAGCGACTAAGGTTGCCGGAGTCGCACCAGAAAAGTCCTCTGTTTCGGCAGTTTGAAGCTGGAAGGTGAACGTCGGAACTGTCGTGGCTGTGGTGAATGCGGTATTCACACGAACCACGAACCAAGCCCCTTCATACGAATCGCCAGCGGCGAGAGTATCGACAACATTGGTCGAAGCGACCGAAACTGTCGAATTCTGCGCGTCGCTGAACAACGCTAAGGCATCAATATACATTTTCTATTCTCCTTTTTAATTTATAAACACGTTTGGTTTACCGGATTATGTTGTTGCTGTCGTGATTTGCGATTCAGTGCTGGTAATCGCGTCAATACGACGGCAAGGAACACCCATGAACTGCAACACGCCATTCGGGCGGTGAATCGGGGTATTCTTAATCTCACCCATGCTTAACCAAACATTGCTCTTGTTCAACAACTTAACAGCAAGCATCGACTGCACGGTCTCGTTCATGTAGAAGACCGGGCGGGTTCCAGCGCGAGGCGGAATCTTACCCAATGCTTGAATCATTAACTTGAGGATATTGGCCGAAGTATCAGAGCCATCACCCGCAGTTTGAAGATTGCTGATGTCAATGTTGCAGATACGAACAACATAGCGCCAGTCAGCGACCGCCAAACCACATTGCCATTGCATCCATGTTTCATAAGCACGCATACGAGCGCCAGTGGAGGCATTGGTCGTAACTTCTTGAATCCCGAGGTCTTGAACATCCAACCCGGCTTTGGAGCCTTTAGGATAGATGCCGTAAACCTTATCTTCGCCCCAGCAGACGAGCCAGATGGAAGTATTATCCGAACCAGTCCCTCCGCCGTCGATGACGTTGGCAGACGTGGTGTATGTGCTTCCGAGCGAGAAATAACGTGTTGCAAGACCATTGAACTCTTCCGGGGTAACAGAGCTGTCACCATAGATGAGCTTGGTTGCGAGCAAATCGCTGAAGCCTTCAATCATCGGCTTATCTTGGGAAGCGCGGAACGCTTCTAAGTTGCCGTTGAGCTTTGCGATGTTTACGTCAATTTGGTTGCGGTTTTCCATAATCCCGCAGGCTTCCGTGATTTGACCAGTCGTCGCTTTTTGAGGAACGATGCCCTGATTCAATAAACGGAAATACGGGGTCGGCTTGCTGGTTTGGACAGTGATTAAGTGTCCTGTCGGCAAGTTTCCTTCCATCCACACAATGTCGTCGAGGATGTCGTTATACTGCTGTAAAACATTAACAACTTTATCCACTTTGCCTTGAGGGTCTAAAACACGCGACACATCAATGAGCGTTGGATTTGTGGTTGCAAGAGTTGACATCTTTTTCTCTCCTTATTTTTGATTTGAGCTTACTTTAATGTTGCCTTACTGGTCGGATGGTCATAAATGGATGTCAGACCGCCCACCGGACTTTGATTCGGCTCAACAAAAGAGTCTTCGCTCATGCCTTTGCCCAGCCAAACAAGGAACTTCACCATTGTTGGGTGATTTCCAAGTCTGGTTTCCTGAAGAAGCTCGCGGATTTCGTTGCCGAATCCGGTCTTCTCGATGAGCTTGGCCGCAGGAGCCAGCGCCTTCTTATAATCAGCTCCATATTCTTTTATTGTTTGCCTTTTCCAGTCCTCCGACATATTTTCATAGTCTTTGATGGCGGCTTGTCTGCTCGCTTCTGCCAGTTGTTGTTGCACAGGGGCATAAACGTCAACCAGCTTTTGCGCCACTTCCTGACTTAAACCAGCTTCTTTGAATATTGGAATGAACTTTTCGAGAACTTCGTTGTTAAGGCTCATTCCTTCCGGCACTTTGAATTCATAGTTTTCCGGGGCTTTTGACTCAGCGGCCTCAGACTCTCCGCCTTCTTCGGAACCTTCAGACTCATCGCCCTCCGCACCAAGAAGAGTGTTGTCGTCTGCCTCATTGGCCTCCACGTTAGCGGCGGCCCCTGCGGCTCTTGATTCCGGTGTTTCTGCTACTTCTGCGATTCCTGTTGCTTCTGGCATAGCGACCTTCCTTTTTTATGAACCACTAAATCCATCCTTGCGGCTAAATTTAGTTGCTCGTTTTTTGGTCTATCTTATCCAAATTCTTCTCACCGACTTGCTCCGAGGCGTATTCTTGTTGCATTTGAATAAAAGCCTCTGGTTTTGCGGCCAGCAAGTCCTTCATAAATATCGCTGACATATTCTTCATTCCTGTTTGGAAGATAAGTTGATTAACGTCACCATTAAAGTCAACCTTCCACATCTCACCTTCGGCCAAGACGCGCCAATAAAATCGGCGTCCTTCCGGGGTCTTTAGAATGAATCGAATATCAGAGAGCTCGCGGTCTCGCTTGCGCTTGTCCCGCTCAATTAAGCTCTCTTGTTTAGAGGTGTCAATTAAGTCTGTTTTCATGCCTTCCAAATGCTATTTTTTACCTAAAGCCATGCCCAAGAATGCGCTCATGGCTGATTTCTTTTTCTTCTTTTCGTATTCCTTCTCGCCGACTTTGGCTGTTCCGCCGTAGTCCATAGAGCTCTCAAGCATTTCATTTCGCTCTTGCATCATTGATTTGAGCTTCTTCTTCTCTGCCATACTTAACCACCTCCCGCGCCAGCCATTGCCGGAAGGGCCGGAGCCATTCGGTCAAGGGCGCTATCTGTTCCCATTGGGGTATTGCCGAGCTTATTTGCCGCGTCAGCACCCATGCTGGCCGCTTGCATAGCAATCGCTTGGTTTTGCTTGGTCTGTCGGTCTTCACGGAGCTGTGCAACGAGCTCTTTACTGATAAGGATTTTCGTGCTCGCGCCTTCCATGTCATTGACCTGACGGATGATTTCGTCAATATCAAAGTTATCCACAGCATGTGGAAATGCCTGCAAAACCTGTGGATTCGTAAACATTCCCAAGACACGCTCAATCTTGGTGATGCCAAGCGCTTTCTGTGCCTGCGCAAGAATCGAGGTGAACTCAATCTTCATTTCAGAGCCTTGAATGACCTCCGGCGGCTCAGGTATCATCCCGGCCTCAACAATAATTTCATAAACCAGCTCAAGGGAGCGGCTTAACATTTCCTCATCCAAACGATGAAGCGCCGGGCCCATCATCATCAACTTTTCTTGCTGGCGTTCGGCCACCTCGGTCGCAGTCATATTCGTCTT